TGGTAATTGGGTATTTTGGCACTCAAGTATGACTAATGCTTTTTCAACAGATGCTTATTATATGTATTTAAATAGCTCCCAAGCTCAAAGTGCAAGTGGTGGAGTGTTTTATAAAGGAACAGATATTAACGCAACTACTTATGGTTTTCAGTCAGGTAACACAAATGTAAATGCTTCTGGTGATAATTATATTACATATGCTTTTGCAGAAGTAGAAGGCTACAATAAAATTAGTAGTTATGTAGGTAATGGCTCTACTGACGGACCATTTATATACACAGGGTTTAGACCTGCGTTTATTATGTTTAGGTCTACTATTTTATGTAACTGGGTGATAGTTGATTCTGCTCGTAGTACATTTAATGTTATGGATGACTCACTTTATCCAAACACAACTGGGACTGAAATAACAACAATTACAGATGTTGACTTTCTATCTAATGGATTTAAATGGAGAGGTGTACTAGCTAACGAAACAAATGCAAGTGGTCAAACATACATATACATGGCATTTGCCGAGAACCCTTTTAAAAACTCAAACGCCCGATAGGAGAATATTATGGCATATAAATTAAACGGGAAAACTCTTATTATGGATAGGGGGTTTTCACATAACGAAATACTATATCCTAGGAACTGGTTACAGTTATCCTCAGAAGAGGAACGTACTGCTATTGGTATAACATGGGAAGCCGATCCTGTACGAGCTGATGATCGATACTACTGGAATGGTGAGATAGATAATCCTAAAGCTATGGAGGATGTAGATGCAAAAGATAAAGATGGCAATCAACTATATGTACAAACATATAATCCAGAAACTGAAGCAATGGAAGATACTGAAGAAAAGCTAGTAACTAAAGGATTAAAAACTACAAAGATTGCAGAAGTAAAACACACAACAAACACATTACTTGCCCCAACTGATTGGTATGTAATTAGAAAGTATGAACATGATGTAGTTATGCCTAGCAACGTAGTAGATTACAGAGCAGAAATAAAAGCAGAATGTAATAGACTAGAAGAAGCTATTGCAGCATGTGCAGATGTGGAGGGTTTGATTGATGTCATGCAAGGAGCATCATGGAATACTTTATAGTATTAGCATCAATAGCTGGAGGGTTATGTAACTATAACACCAAGAAGCTATCAGGTAAGAAGCCTCGTGGCGGTCATATTAATTGGTTAGTTGAACGCAAACGTGCTAGATCTGAATTACTATTAAATATTATTATCGCATTAATCTCAGCAAAATTTTTTGTACCACCACTGATAGAATCATTTGCATTACATCCAAGCCTTGGGCCTGCTATTGCATTTATCATAGGGTACTCAGGTATCAGATTGCTACCTGCTATAGAGAAAAAAATTAACAACGCTTTAGATAAGGTATTAAAGATATGAGTCCTCATGAAGAAATGTTAGCACACGAAAAACTATGTGCAGAAAGATATTCAACTATACATAAAAGACTTGATCGCATAGAAACAATGTTAAACAAACTTATATGGGGAGCGTTAGCAGGATTCGGAGCAATAGTTATTGCTGTTTTAATACATACAGTTACTATGTCAATATGAATGAGCAAGAGCTTATCCTTGCATTTGCATCAGTATTACTGCTTACTTATTGCTATGTTATTATTTAAGTTACTTATAAAACTAATGGCTCTACTATTAGTCTTACCTATATCACCTATAATAGTTTTATTTGGAGTATATTTTACAAGATGATACAAACATTATTACCTTTAATTGGTACTGTAATTGATAGAATTATCCCGGACAAGAATGGCGCAACAAAAGCAAAACAGGAAATTGAAAAAACTCTTATTAATAATGCTGCTCAACTTAACCTTGCGCAAGCTGAAACGAATAAGATTGAAGCATCCCATCGATCAGTATGGGTAGCTGGATGGCGACCATGTTTAGGATGGGTAGCTGCTTTTGGTTTTGCTTGGCTCTTTGTGTTATCACCATTACTGCAATGGATACTGGCAATAACAGGAACAGACATACCTATGCCTCAGTTTCAAACCGATGTGTTGCTTGAACTAACACTGGCTATGCTTGGTTTATCTGGTCTTAGAACTTTTGAAAAGTTAAAAGGTCTTACGAAGTAAATGCAATTGACTCCCCACTTTAGCTTAAATGAGCTAACTCGATCTGATACAGCCAAACGATTAGACATACGCAACGAACCTAACGATGTGCAAATTGCTAACTTGCATACTTTAGCTGAAGGTCTTGAGCAAGTAAGAACTAAACTAAATAGTAATCCCATATGGGTAACATCTGGTTTTCGTTCAATGGATTTAAACCGGGTAATAAAATCTAAAGATACTTCATACCATACCTATGGTCTTGCAGCAGACTTTACTTGTCCGGGCTATGGTAATGTCCCTCAAGTTATGCGTACACTAGCTAACAGTTCTATAGAGTTCGACCAATTAATTCTTGAGCATGGATCGTGGATACATATTGCATTTCCAAAAGGAACAGAAAAACCAAGAAGGCAGATGCTAAGTATTAGTAGTAGCGGTGTGCTTATTTATGAGTAGAATTTTTTTGCTAACAATCTTGTTATTGCAAGGGTGTACTTATTTTATACACAATGAGTATTATCAGTTTATAGATCGAAGTAAAACTATATATGATGCAGGTGCGTATGTTACTGATAACAAATCTAGTACAGAATTATTACTAGAAAACCTTAAAGATAACAAGGACATATGATATTCTTATAGTATGAGTAACTATAAATCTGTATTAGTTATATCAGACCTACATATTCCTTACCATCATCCTGATGCGTTTGCGTTTTTGACTGCACTCAAAAAGAAATACAAGCCAGATCTTGTAGTAAATATAGGTGATGAAATTGATCAACATGCTATTAGTTTTCACAACCATCATCCTGACCTAAAGTCACCGGGCGATGAGTTGCGTGAAGCTAGAAAGTACATACAAATATTAGAAAAAATTTTTCCTAAAATGACGATAGTGCATTCTAATCATTCATCATTGGTATATAGGCGTGCAGTTGCGCATGGATTAAGCTTAGAATATTTAAAGTCATACAATGAGTTTCTTAACGTAGGTGATGGATGGCAATGGGTAGATGATTTAAAGATTACTTTATCGGATGGTCAACGATGTTTCTTTACGCATGGCATGGCTGCTGATGTTATGAAGGTATCGCAACAATACGGTTGCCATACTGTGCAGGGCCACTATCATTCTAAGTTTAGTATTGGTTATTATTCTAACCCCGATAAATTAGTATGGGGTATGCAAACAGGATGTCTTATTAATCAAAAAGAGTTAGCTTTTGAATATGCCAAAAACTTTAAGTCACGATTTATTATTGGGTGTGGAATGATACTTGATGGTCAACCCAAACTAATGCCGATGGTTTTAAAAGATGGTGGAAGATGGATAAAGAAGATAGTATAAATGTAGATTTTATTTCTGAAGCTGATGAAAAACAAGCAGAAGCTTTAGATAAAGTCGTGGGTAAGAATATTTGGAATATAGAATTACTAGAAGATAATACACAATCTATGATTAAAATATTATTTTCTGAAAAAGAAGATGATTATTTACTCATTCACTGCGAAGGTGCAGATTTATATCTCGTTGAACCAAAACCTAAGTCAGTACACTAAAAACGACCTCACACAGAAGCCTCTGTCGCACGTTCTTTATCTAGTTGAGGGGTTACTATCAGATTATAATTAAAGTTGCATGGTGAGCTTTGTGACAGCTCAGAACGGTGGGTCTCCAAATAACTCATCAAATTCTTCTGGCGACATAACATGTGGTTCATTTATTTTACATTCTGGCCTTAATTTGACAAAAGCCTCCGCAGATTCTCGTGTATAAAATGCACGAAGGCTTTCACCGTACTCATCAACTACTACAAACTGAGGTTCCATCCGTCCTTTGCTACTTTCCTAATGATTTTGTAATAATCTATATTAACACACTGAAGACAGAGTTGTAACATTCTGTTATCTTCATCACATAACCATTGAGTAGCTTCGATCTTGTATGGATTAGATTTTTTTAATTTAATAGCATCATGCATTGCCTGATAAAGTACTGACTGCAATAAAGATACTACGCTCATATCAAGACCTAAGTTTCTTTCATTATGTAACTCAAGGTCAGATGAACGGTCGTATATATGATTCGCATCATTTAACATTAGTAGTTACCTCCATTGGTTGTTCTTTTAAAAATGAATCCCACAAATATTTAAAGTCCAGTTGCATGGGTTGTTGTGTCTTATCAATGGTATCCTTATTGACTTTATATAAAGACTGTATTTTTTTTGCCTTTTCCAAAGAACTAAGATCAGTAGCTTTAACTTTTTCTACTAGCTCTTTGAAAGATTTAAAGAAATCATCCTCATCTTTGCATGCCTTAGAATCCTTGTTGGGGATACTAAGGCTTATAGCTTTTTTGCTGGTGGAGATATAGTATTTATTTTCAGAGTCCTCGTTACTTTTTTTTGTTGAGGTTTCCCTTCCTCTTTTCTTATAATTTCAGCATCATCATCTAGTTCACTTTCTGGCGGTATACCACAAGCAGCTAGCAATGAGTATCTACGGGCGTACGTAAGAGCTGACCCATACTTTTGTGGAGTTTCTGCTTCAGCAGGTAATTTTAATATACCTCCGGACATAGTCTGCCCAGACTCATGCAAAAATATAGTCTCTACTTTTACGCCAGTGTCGCACTCATGCGTCTTTTGTATTAATGATATGCCATTTTCATTTAGCGCATCTTTTACTGCACCAATACATGCAGCAAGGCTTGCATAGTCATTTCTAAAATGTGGGTTGGTACTATCCAATCCAGTCTTTTCAAAATCCATTTGAGCCTTTACAAATGCCTCGGCTATTGTCTTAGTCATTGTTTCGTTTTCCATATTAAATCTCCTTGATTTTTATTTTAGATAGTCTGATTGTGTTACCCGGCTTTGCTGGAATAACTTTCTCAGGTGTTGGTTTATAAGTCCTTTCACCCCAAACAATTTTGTAATGTCCAGCACGGGCATGTTTATAATCTCCCATGCGAGCCATAACTCTAGCTTGTAAGTGATCAGTCTCTTCTTGTAATGCATGAATTTGATCTTGATTTTCTACAATATATTCAATGTCCTGAGTAATGTCAGATAAATCTATCTCATCATCCGTTGCTCTGTCATATATTTTTGCTGCAGATTTTGGTGATTTAAACTCATACCATTCTGTCTCTTGATTGGTTACGTATTTTTGCACGCGCCTATCAAAGTCTACAGCTGCATCTCTAATCATAGCCATAGTATCAACATCCCTTGGGAACACATGTAGCATAAGCTTGATACCCTTATGTAGTACTGCAACTGCACCCCATTGAGCATCTACTATATCCATTGCCATCTGTAGCTGCAGTCTCCCTCGGTAGTATGGTAAATCTTGCTCAAGCTCTTGGCTTGTGAGCTTTGCTTCGATGACACCTTGGCCTGTAAGCTTAATCCCTTCATGACCGTATACAATAATGCCTTTTTCATAATCAGTCTGTAAGGTTTTACCCCGCCCGGCTACCATACCATCTAGCGATACAGCCATAGGATAATGTTCAGAAAAGAAAGCTTTTTTAAATGTAGTTTTCGGATCACCTAAACCTAAACGATTACATGCTTCATGCAATATAGGGACCTCAAAAGCGGTCCCCCAATGCAAGGCTTCAAAATCTAATTCAGGCCTAGGTATCCCTTCGGTTGCATCAAATGCGCGTTTAAGTATATCCACGGCATCTTGATACGGGTTCATGTTCATGATTGCAGCTATAGTGCTTCCGGTTGCAATATCATCCGGAGTAAGTTTGCCTTCTGCGGTTTTAATATTTTTTTTCATTGTTTAAATTTTCCCTGTTAATTAAATAGTAAACAGCACCCTTATTAAATGGAATGCCTCTAAAAGTTTTAATACCTAAATGATTTAAATGATTCGCTATTGCTTCATAATCAGGAACCTTATTTTTTTTCATATGGGTCTTCATCAATGGTATTAAAATATCCTTCATTTTTTCGCGATGACTTTTACTTTTTGCCTTCGTTGATTTACCGCCTTTTTTCTGGATATGTGGAAGCAATGCTTTTGGCGCTCCCAAAATAACGCCACGGCTCTTGGCTTGTGCCAGTGCGGCTTTAGTTCGGTGGCTTATTTGTTCGGCTTCGTGTTCTGCAATCATCGCGTGCATATGCCATTCAAGCTTTGTCATATGCTCATGTCCGGCCACAATTAAAGGGACATTATCTTTTAAAAGGCCGCTTATAAAGTGTAAATCCCGCGCTATTCTATCC